CTTGATCTAACTCGTTAACGAATCTAATCTTTGCTGCTTGTCCGTCTGCTAACTTAACCCAACGAACTTTTGTTCCTGTACCTTCGTATTTTGGTTTGTCGACTAGGGCGTTGATATTTTTTAATCCCTTTACAATAGTCATCTTTTTCTCCTTATATAAGTGTTTTTATTATTTTAGCATAGAGTCTATAACATTGTCAAACTGAAACTCTAGTTTTCTAATTTCATCATCTGTCATATCGCCTATGTCTTTATATTTTTTATCAGGTGAAATAACTGTGACCAAGTTGCCCATCTTTTCAGTAAGCCTCTCAGACATAATTGCTCCAGCCTCATCATTGTCTGCTACTAGTACGACACCTGTAAAGTACCGTTTCAAAAGTTCAATCTGGCTTGATGAAACATTTGCCCCTAGGGTAGCAACCGCAGGGAAACCTACTTGATCTAATCTAATTGCATCAAAAGAAGATTCAACAACATAAACTATCTTTGATGCTTTTACTCTGTGAAGATTAAATAATATCTTACTTTTTGGAAGGCCTGGAGTATTTTTAAACTCTTTGCCTTCAATAGTTCTTGCAACAAATCCAATAGACATGCCATCTGGTGACTGCATTGGAATAACTACAGAATCTTGTTTTTCTGAATAGCCAAGATCAAACTTTATAACTGACTCTTTGGTAATTCTACGACCTTCAAAGTAAGTCATTGCTCTTGGTGAATCAATTGCTTGCTTGCATAGTCTTTTAATTAATAATTCATCATACTGAACAAAGTCAGGCATTTGATGCAGAGCCTTATTAACAACTGCCTCAATGTTTGTTTCTGTTTCTTTGCTCTTAATAAACCTAACAGTTTCAAAGTATGTTCTATTAGTCATGTGCATAATTAACTCAGTTAGACTTCTTGTTGTTTGGCACCCAAAACAAAAAAACAATCCAGACTCTTTTGAAACTTCTCCTGCTGGAGTTCTATTATTATTATGATAAGGGCAAAAAATTATATAATCAGTTCCATACTCAGCCTCTATGTCAATTCCTGCACCAGTTATGACTCTGTGTATCTGCTGTGTTGTATATAATTCTTTAGCCATTTTTGTCTTCAAAATCCTTGTATCTGTAATATCCCTTATCAAAGTCTGCTTGTACTAAAAAGTCTCCCATAAATCCGTTACGGTTTTTTCTAAATGCACACTCAATAATATCACTATTCGTACCACGGCCAAGGGCTAAAACCCAGTCAGCATCGTAAGCAATCTGTCTAGACCACGCTGTTTGTCCTAAAGTAGGAACAGTGCTTAGATCTTTTACATCATCAGGTGTTGCAGAAGAAATTGCCATGATAGGTACTTCTTCACTAATAGCCATAAGTTTAAGTTCACGAGAAAGGTTCTTCATTCGTACCGTTTCGTTGTCTGACTTTTGGTTTGGACTCATAAGTTGCAGGTAATCAACAATAACAAAGTCTGGTTTATACTGATCAATCTTTCCACGAATTACAGAAGGAGTAACCTCTCCACCTTGATCATTTGAAATAATATGAAAGTGTGGCCTCCCTTGAAGTTTGCTTTCATGCCACTTCTTTAGCATGTCCACTTCAACATCACCATTAGAAAGTTTTCTGTGTGACCAAAGACCCTCACCCATAATAGTAAAAGCACGGTTACGAACTTCTGTTTCTGACATTTCAAGACTGATGATTAGCGGTGTCTTGCCCTGCTTCCAAGCCTGTACAGCAAAGTAAAGAGCAAGCCATGACTTTCCAATACCTGGATAAGCAAGAAACACTCCTAACTGTCCTGGCATAATTCCAGAAGGTAGGTAGTTATCAAATCCTGGAAGTCCAGTCTTGATACCAATATGTCCAAGTGCTTGTTGCTTTTTTAGATTTTCAAAGTATGAAATAGCAGAATCAATATCTGTAGCATCAATATCACGAATAGAGGATGTATTCTTTTTTAACTCTGAAGTCTTAGTAATAAGTTCTTCTAGTGCTTTTGATCCTTCGCCCTGTTGGATTTCAGATGCAGCATTACGGATAATATCCTTAAGACTGTCATTTAGATATTCTACCTGTAATTCATCTAGGTGATGCTTTGTTGCTCCTATGCCCTCGGCTGGTACGAAGTCTCTAAACTTTTCTACAACTAATGATGTTGGAGGAACTGTACCATTTGCTTCAGAATAATTTCTTATAAAGTTCCACACATCATTATGTGTTCTTAGTAAATTATCTACATTTGCTTGTAAAAGAACGTGAACTTGCTTGTCAGTTAAAACAGCAGTGATTAGTTTTGCCTCTGTATTATTCACTTAACCACTCCTTTGCTCTTGCCCTACGCTCTATTCGTTCTTTGTCGTCTTGTTCTTTATCAAGTTTACCATTAAGGATTTTTTCTGCATTGTATGCAAAGAAATTCCAAGTTGGATCCTGTGCAATACTAAAGTAATACTCAAGTAAGTCATAGCAAGCAGATATCCCATAGGATTCAACAAGAGCATCAGATGCCCACTGCTCAACGTTTAAGTTGATATTAGACTTTTTCTCATATCTCTGCAAGTAAAGTTTGTTGTAGCGACTGAGCAAAGCCATTCGGTCTTTGCGTTCAGCCACTCTACTCTGCTACGATTTCGGCTTTTGCTTCGTTTACTTTTTCGATTACTTTGTTTTCAACAAATGCGTAGATACGATCCATAGCCTCATTTGTTGTTTCGCCTTCACGAGTGTAATCAACAACACCAAGATCAACTCTTAGTGATTGAAAGTTACCCAGGTTAAGTGTGTACCCAAGTGTTGCAGATACCTTTGTGTTTTGTCTTTCGATAACGTTTTCTGTAATTTCTTCCACCGTTGCCTCCATTAATTAATATTTTCATTCCAAATAGGAATAAATCTTCCATCTTCAGTTCTTGTATAAACCAGTATACCATCGCCAGTTCTGCGTGTCAACTCTTGACTCGTAGGAGTCATGTTGTTTGTTATTAAATTATCTTTTCTTGGTCTTCCAATATGTATACTTGCAAGTATATCACGTATCTCTTTTACTTGCGATTCAGAGTAGTATGCTCTTACTTGCCAATGACGTACCCCGTTTAATTGAGATCCCATTGGTGGAGGAATGACTCCTCGTTTAATTAATAATGGAAAATATTTTCTGTGCCTATTGACAAGTTTGGCAGTTTCTGTTACAGTATAAGCCTTCTGTCTATTTTTTCTAAAGTCAGCACGAAAACATGTTTCTAGTCTATCTTTTGTTATGTTATAAACAGAAACCATACCAGTTGATCTTGAACTATGATGAAGCCTAACTAAGTCGCCATTAAGAAACCAAATATTTTTGTTTCCAGAAATTACAGGCTGACTATTGTAGTCTTTGCTCTCAAGTTTTCTTGGTTTAAAATCCATCTGCCCTCCTTGCTATCTGAAGGTGGATGAAAGAATTTTCTTGAACCACAACAGATGCAATAAGTTTCAATATGTATCTGGCTAGAATATTGTCTGTCAACAAACATTCTGCCATTGCATTTCCCACAATGCATTAGCCAGTCCCCTTTAGTTTGGTATACCAATGATGATAAGGTGGACGGCTAGAGAAAGATCTCCAGATGCACCGAATCTTACAATGCCCTCTACTCTTGAAGTAGTTACACTCTTTAAAATAACGTTAACATTTTGTCCTGCTGGAGTATTTCCAATATTTACCGCTGTTGCAGATGCAATTGGAGCATACTTAAAGTCTGAAGGAAAGTCATATGAGAACGTTTTTTCGTTTCCAGCACTTACTGTAGAGTTGTTTGCAACTTCTACATACCCACCAACAACTCTTGCTTCAGATGTTTTTATGCTCTGCTTTCCAGCAGAGATAGTATCAACTGTTGTATAGTTGTAGGTTGCTGATGAGACCTGTGTAGACAAATCATTAACAGTATCAACTAACTGATAAATGTATGTTAAATCTAGAGGTTGTCCTCGTTCTGGTAGCGGTACTTTAGCCATTATCTCTCCATTATATCATTAAACAGTCTCATTGAGAAGTCTGTAAACTTTTAAAAACGGTGTTCCAGCAGCACCATCTGATCTTTGAATTGGATATCCTGGAAGGTAAACTTCAACACTCATTCTGTTTGGTGGGCTTGGTTGAACTACACCATTAACAGTATATGTGTTTGGAACTGGAATAGACAAAGAAGTTGTTGACAATCTCTCTTTATATAACCAATCACCATTGCTTCCACCTCTGTCCCATCTTACCCAAAAATCATACTGAGATTCTTTTCTAATAAAATAAGTACTTCCACCATTTATTTTATTAATACTAACTGAGTCCCATACAAGGCTTGCAATGCTTCCTGCCTTATTAAACGCAATAACTCCAGGGGTAAATGTATAGTTTGGTTCAATTAAGTATACTGGAGACCAGTGAGAGGTTCTGTTTTTATCTGAAGATATAATCCTATATCTTAAGTCATAGCCTTCTGTTATGCTACTGATTGGTGGCATATCTGTAAGTGGTACTTTAAACTTTTTAATTGTCTCATTAGCCATTACGTTACCCCAACAGAAAATCTAAATTCAATATAATTACTTGTATTTGGTGATTTAACAATTGTTTCTGCATCTGTATTTTTTACAACTGAATATCCTGTTAAACCATATAGAGGGTTTGTAGTTGCAATATTTTCTAGTCTAAGTGCATCAAGAGCAATGTAGTAATCCTCAGAAGGAACGTCTGACACAATTGTACATGCATAAATCTTAACTACAGTAACAGCATTCCAGGTAAATCCCTGTGTCTGGTATAACTCTTGCAGTTGTGTAGATGCTACATAATATCTGTTGGCGGCAAAGTCATGTGTTGCTCCGCTACCATTTCCATTTTCTAGTTCAATTTCAAATCTAGCAAACTCATCTGGAGTTTCTGAATCTGTTGATGCAAAGTCAACCAAGATTCTAACTGTATCTGGAACTGCTGAAGAGTCTCCATCTTTGCTAATAATAGAAAATGCAAGTCTTAGTTCATCTATTGGAGAGTTTCTACTAAAATTAACATCTGCTCCAGTTAGGTGTATGTGATTAGATCCAGCCTCAATAACAAAGTGTCCAGAAGGAGCGCCAGTACTTGCATCAATAGTTAAGTCTGAGTCATCTCCTTGAATTAAAATAATATTGTTTAAAAATCTTGCACGTTCATATCTTTCTGGACGTGGAGACTTATAAAAAATTGAGTTATCTGCATTTGTTTGAAATACTGGATCTGCTGTTGCAATTACGTTATCATCTAATGGGTCATCTAATGGTTCAGTAATTGTAGGTATAGAGGTTGCTGCTACGTCTGTATGGTACTGCCAGTTTTCTCCTTGTGTAAATGCAAAGACAGTTTTGCTATCATATGCACCAGCAGATGGGTTTGATCCTGCGGAATATAAACCAATCTCTGTAATTTCATATCTTTCTTCTGTTGGTAGTTCTGCTGTTAATACTAGTTTTTCTGTTGCACCGTCGTTTACAAATCCTCTAGATGATATGGGAACACGAAACATTTCAAAATCTAGGTTTTGTTTTTCAGAGTAGTCTCCGTAGGGGTCTGCGGTTGCAAGTGGTTGTGCCCCACAGCCAACGGCAATATACGAAGCGTATGCTGGAGCCTGTCCAAGCAAATACTTACCAATTATAGATTTTCCAGTATTAGTTATCATTTAAATGTCCGCCTCATATATTGTACCACCTATCGTAATTTCTAACTCTACCTGCTCATCTTCTGATAAATTAATAGACTCAACTATTAATTCACCCGTTGATGGGTCAATATAGACATGAGCCCCTCCAGGGCCAGTGCCCTCTACTGGAACTTTTTCATCAAATTTAATTGAAAAGTTTTGAAAATATTTATCAGAGGTAGCATTTAAACTAAGAATATTATTAGGGTTATATTGCTGTTGAACTGCTGTTAGATTTTTAATTGGTTGATATAAAATTGTTTGACCATTGACTGTATCATTTCTAGCAATATTTATTAACTCTTGTCCACCAATATTTTCAAAGATAAGGTCTGACATTATCTCTATTGGAACAGAGTCATCATTAAATAATATTGTGTCTATTGGTGCAGTCAACACTGGATTAATATTGTTTGTTGATACCGCTAAACCAATTGTTGAAGGAGTAAGTGGTGTTGCTGATATTGAACTATTGTTTGTCATCTTATACCTCACTCAAATAAACTGTCATAGATGGGCCAGACAGCGTTCTATTGTATCCAATATTATAAACTACAAACCTGTCTGATGCTTCTGCAACAAGGTCTAAGTCGTCACTATTTTTATAATCAATTGTAACAATGTCTCCCAGTTGTAAGGTTGGTATAGAAAACAGATTAATGCCAATTGATTTCTTAGGACGCATAACCTTATTAATAATCCATCCCATTAGTTCATTTGCATCGTCTTGGCTTTGGATATATGGTGTTTCAATTGAAAAATCATTCTTTCCATAGATTAGCCTACTTAATTTAATTTCATCATACTTTGCTTTTTCTACAAGTGGAGATGTTATTAATGTGCTTCCCTGTAGTTCTGGGTCTGATAGGTTTCCTTGTTTTTTAAAGTATTCATCTACAGTTAATTGATATGATGTATCTTGTGTAAATGTAATACCCTGAATTCTTAGATAGTTGCCAGTTGTTTCATCAAGATTTAGAGCAGTGTCAGAAGCATTAAAGATTAAGAACTCTGCACCGTATGAGTCTGCTTGAAACCCAGAGACCGTATATCCCTTGATTCTGTTAAATGTTGGAGATAGTTGTGCATATAATGCAGGGTATGAGCGGTCATACTTAATATCAAAGTAAGCACATTCACGCATAATAGAACCAAACTCTTCAAAATACATATTATATTGTGGTGGCTGCTCTGAACTTATTCCTGTTAGATATGTTCCTTGAACCAAACCACTGATTGCATACTTTCTAAATGATTCATTTGCATCAATTTCGCTATCTCCAAATACATCAGATAGTGTTTCTCCTACTACAGATACTGTATTTTGTGAATAGTTATTTGTTATAGCATATAGGTTTTCAAACATTACCCTGGAAGATCCTCTAACAAAAGGAGCAATGTTGTTATAGACTGGTAGTGGATCTGTGTCGTCAACAATCTTAATTAACTTATTATTAATATATAAGTAAAATCTACGCAATGTTCCAATGTCTTGATATTCTATGGATAAATCATATACGGTTGGCTTTTCTTCTCCAGACAGTCTATACTGTCCAGTAAATCTACCGTCGTCAACAATTATGCTTGTTAGGCCGCCCCAAAGTTTAACTGGAATTGCATTATTGTTTGATGAATCCTTCTTAACTTTATAAAAAACAACGTTGTTAATGTTTACTTCTGCTTGTCCAGTTTGATCAAGTTTTAAGTAAGACTCAACATTTGTTTCAGTCAGAGCAACAATTTCAAAGTAGTAGCCATTATTTGTTTCTGGATTCAACATAATTGCTAAACCACCAGAGCCTCCACCTATGCTGACATTTTGATTTGTCTGTGCACTATTTACTTGATAGTAAGATATGCTACCAATAGGTGTCTGTCCACGGGTTTCGTTGTTTTCAATCTTTCCAATAATT